TTTGTCTGTAGTATTGGATCTGCCCAAGACATTGAATTTAGTTTTGCTGTTGATATTAGGGTATTGGAAGATCCTAAGAAATTACATTCAAACTCGGATTCGAATTGCTTCTCCGATGTTTGCTTTATCATCTCCTCTTTCCACTTTTCGTCCCTTAATTTTCCACCCGCTGTAATTGGAACTTGCGACCAGTGTACTTCTATTGGAACATATTCATTTTTACCGGGATCTCCGGCTTTTTTATTTGCACCCTTCCATAGTTTATAAAACATATTCAAACCGTTAGGGGTTGAAATGATCAATACCTTTGTACTGATACCTGAAGTAATGGTTGGGAACACCGAACTAAAAAACTCTTCAGCAATATTTTGTGGAACGAATGCAAATTCGTCCAAAAACAACATGTTGTACGATCCACCACGAACAGCGGAAGCCGAAGTGGAAGATGCTAAAATCTTTGATCCGTTTTCCAATTGAATAGAACCTTTGTTCCATTCTAGGATGCCTTGTTGTAACCACTTGGGTAAATACTCGTATGCAAGTTTTAATCTTGATAACATTTCGCGAGCAGTTGATTGTTTATTTGCCAACATTGCCACACTCATGTTTTGATTAAACAGTATGTAATGTAGAATGTATCCAATTACTGTGGTAGATTTTCCAGACTGTCTGGGTAGTTTCGCTATTATATAACGATTGTCATGAAACTTACGAACCATGTCTTCTTGGTAGTCGTATAGTTCAAAGGGGACTAAACCTTTGTCTAGAGTTACAATCTTAACGTAATTTTTTACGAAATAGATTGGATCGTTTGCACACTTAACATATTCATCAATTTGTTCTTTTGTGAACTCAATTGATACACCAGGTCCCTTTAAGTTTGGGTTTCCTAGATAACTTTTATCCTTGTTCTTCCCCATTACCTAATGCCTTCTTTCTACTCCGATCTTTGTTTATAAGATCTTGGAGATCACTTGTCGAACCAACATATATGGCATTTGTTGTGTTGTTATTTACCGTGATGTTTTCTTTTTGGATCTCTTTCTTTTGTTTGTGGAGATCCATCAGATCTTTGTTCATTTCTGCTAGTTGTTTTGCAAAGGTGGATACTACCTCAAAACCACGAGGCTGATCCAAACTTTCTGCCAACGAAATAGCATTTTCTAAACTTATCATTCCTTTATCGATAAGTTCTTTTAGATTCTTTCTTGCATATTCAAAATCAGATTCAACTTTTCTTTCTTCGTGCTCTTCAAGTTTTTCTTTTGGTAGAGTGATTTCTTTTTTGCTTGGATTGAATTCGACTCCGAGACTTTCAGAAATTGTGTCAAATATCGGTGAAACTTTATCATTCATAGTTCATCATCCTCAAAAACATTAACATCAACTTCTTTAATTATTCCAGAACCACTCTCAAGTACTTTAGCAAAGACATGGGCTTTTGCTATAAAGTTTAAATTTGATGTTACCATTCTTCTTGTTAAAAAATCCCCGTCATATGTGTCTGTAAAATTAATACCTGTTAATACTATAGGCACATCAACGTGGGTATCTAATTTATTCATTTTTAAAGTCACAATAAATTCTGGAGAAAAGTAAGGAATGATTTGTTCTATAATTTGTAAGTTATCTTCTACATTTCTTGTATAAACACCAACTTCAAATTGAACATTGTACGGAACTTCTGTAAAACCTTGATATGTTTTACTGTTTTCTCCTGTGCCAGTTACTTTGAATTTTCTATTTACTTTGTTTACTTTTCGCGAAACATCATAACCCATGTTTACCATACTAAATGACATTTTTGGCAAATACGTTTCAATTTTTACATTATTTGAAATAGAACTTGCCTCATTTAGTCTTCTTATGAATTTTTCTTTACTAGAGTAAGTCAAAGGAACTCTGACTCTTTCTATTGTGTCTTCTGGTGTTTTCTTTTCGATGTATATTTCATCAAACAATCCACCAAACGCTAAAGTGATTTTTCGAAGAGTTTCGTTGTAAAAGTAATCAAACATTAGTAATTACCCTCCGAGAATGGATCAATGTCAGTAAAATCATAAATCTCATTAAAGTCTTTATCCATTTCTATAACTTCATTGTCTCCCAGAGTTTCATTTGTAACTGGAGATATTGGTATGACTATATTTGTTCCTGTCATTCCGGTAACGTAGAATTCTGCACCAGATCTTCTTCCTCTAATTGTTTGTCCTGCATAGTTGAAAGAACCACTTATACCGGCAATCAACAGTTTGCTGTTTGTAAAATCATGTCTTATTAGAGTTGCCTCTCCGGTTGCCGTTAAGTAGGAACCACCAGTAACTCCGTACACCTGATAAACAGTTTCGCCATCTGCATATCTAGATACTGAATTTACACTAGTAGTAATGGACAATTCGTAAATTTTTGTTTTGATTTCATCGTGTACTTTATCAACTTCACTATTATCAGTTCTGAAATCGTCACCATCAATGGTGGTGAGTTCACATACTAGAAAATATGTGTACAATTTTCCTGCTTGGTAAAATGGGTTTTCGTGCTCAACAAAGTTTATTTCAAACAATCCTTTGCTTAGAGGAAAATAGATTAAATCTCCTTCTCGTGGTCTGGTAATACCGTATCTTTCGCCCACTTCTTGATCAAATCTTTTTCTTGATACTATTAAGTTTACTTTATCTCTTACTTCAAGACCAAATTTAGAAATTATATCACCCTGTCCTTCAAACCCATTTACTGAGGCAATATACATTTCCAAAGGAAAAATTTTGGTGTACTTATATTGTGCTTCGCCGAATTCTGTTATTCCGTTATATTGTTCTCTCGGAATATAAAGCATCTCCCTACCCATCGTTTTAATGATCTCAATTGAGAGATCTTCGATGATATTTTGTTCACCTGAATAATCTTTGAAGTAGGGATTTTTAGCCATTTATTAACCCATCATGAAGTTAATTGGTAGTTCATATTCAAGTTGAACTTGTGCTTCAATTAATTGAATTTCTCCAATTGCCTCTGCAACTATCTCTGGACCACGAAGAGTAACACCGCCAGGTAGTTGAACACCACCAAATTTAGCCATATTCATTCCCCATTGTTTCTTGATGAGTGCTGTTACATATTTTTTCAATAGGCGATCATTGTAGATCTCTGGAAATTTTTGTGGATCTAATGAAACATAGGCTTCAATTATAATTTTTCTACCAACTGTTAACTCTTCTCTCCAATTCATTTCGATTTGAAGTTTATTTGTTACTTTGCTGAATCTAACAGTTTTTTCTGGTTGAAAGAGATCTTGAATCATATTGATATATCTCTTTGTGCTGTCATATTGTGCAAGACCCATATTTCTGCTAGACATAAGATTTGTATTGATACCAAAATAGTCAGTTAGAGCCATTTGATATCGAACATCAAACATCGAAATATTGCTAAATGGGCCAAACTGAAATACTTTGACGACACTGAGAATATCTTTTCCGGTAGGACCATCACCACCAAAACCATTCACTGGTCCCAAATCATCCGTGTTGATGTATTCGTTTGTCATGTCCTGTTCAGTTAACGTATACAGGAAATATGCTCTTTCTACTCCGTCAAAGTGTCTCTCTGAGAAGTATTGAAGTGCATCATCAAGACGATCTTCACATTGTTGCCAATCCACATTGATATCAACAACTGGTGCTCCAAGTTGTCTTAAAGCATACTCAATTAGGGTTTGTCTTGAGTTTGGTGCTGCCATAAATTCTCCTTAAAGTTATTTATGGCTTTAAATATTACTGAAGTGGTTGACTATTCAGTTTATTTTGCTCCAACATCTTGGCCTCTCGTTCGTCCATTACTTTACGCATTGCTTCTGGCATATCTGGTAAAGTTACAGGCATCTTATTAAGATCCTCAAAACCGATGTTTTCGATGTAATATTTTCTGGTTATTGGTGCAATTGCTTCGTCTGGTTTACTTGGAGTGTAATTAGTAAATCCTGGCATGGTTATTGGGCAATTAAGTTTAGGGTAATCCAATTTACTATAGTCGTTTCCATTGGCTACTAACCAAGTCCCCTGTCTATCTCCACAACCACAACCACCACAGAAGTATTGTCCCTCTGTTTTGCTTTCCTTTAGGTGTTCGCATGGAGGAACCACACCATTTAAATGTTTATCGCCAAAACAACTTAATACTCTGAGTTGCTTAGTTGCACGGTTGATTTTTTTCTCGTTTAATCCCCTAGAAGTCAAAGACATGGCAAAACTTTGAATCATGCCTATCTTTTTGGAGATAACACTTTTGTTGTCTGGGACTGCTACAGTTCTAAATTCGATTGGGTTTGGTTTATTTGAACACGAAGAATTTTCACTCATAATTTATTACTCCAATTCAATTCGTCTTATAAGACGGACATTCATTACTTTAGTTCTTGGTACTAAGTATATATTACCGTAATTAATCTTTGCAAAATTTTGTCCATACATAAAAGCATTGCCATTAAATACTTGGTTATCTATGTTGTAATTTGTATCAGAATTTATCTGGAAGTATGGTGTAGAAGTTAAATAAATTCCGTTTTTAAGTGATCTAAAAATTTCTGGGATGAAAAAACCATGATTTATTTTTTTACTAATAAATTCTAGTTCGTGCTTTGATGGCAAATACCAACCAGAAAGTCTTGATTTTTCTCTCAATACTTCCATTGTTTTTGAGCGTATTCCAAAATATTCGTTGCTGTCACCGTAAGTATTCCAAAAACCATCATACATCGATGCTGGTATTATTTCTTGATTCTCTAACTCATCATTCAGATACTGAAGATCATAATCGTTTGGTGAAACTATAATTGCCCATTTTTTAGCAGTTGTACCATATCCTATTACATTTGGTCTATATTCATAACCATTACCTGTATTTGGATTTCCAAAAACAACGGAACCTTGAGGATTTATTGGGCTTCCTGGCTCAAAAATACCAACATATAGACCATCTTTATAATAAGTGAGTTCTGTTGTTGGAAGGTCTGATTCCGAACTAGTGGAGGACATTATTGTGAAATTATTACAGTTTGGAATATTAGAGCAATCAACACAGTTTTCTGTTGGATTTTGATTACAGCAAATTCCACCACTAGTAAAGTCACCACCAAGTTCTATGCAATTTCCTTGAGTAGTTTGAATGCAATTTCCTATATCCTCTGTGCATGTACAGCAACTTCCTAGTAATTGATTATTGCAAATATTTTCATCAGGATTGACTACTGCCAAGCAATAGTTGTTATAACAAGACAAACTGATTACATCAGTATTTGATGAGGAAGGTTCTCCGTAGAATTCAAAATTTTGAGATGCCATTTTTACAAATCTATTATCTTCGTCTACGGCAAAACAATATTCGTTGTTTGGGTTGTTTATTCCAGAAAATTCACTTGATAAACTACTAGTGCAAGAAACTAGTTTGTATTTTTTGTTTATTTGATATTTCTGTAACAATTCATTATTTAAAGAAACACACGACATGGTTCCATCTTCTTCAATACCGCAGAATGTGCTATTGCCAAACGAGGCTTTTACATAGTCCTTTGGTGGTAGGCTTCTGATGACTTGCTGAATTTGTTGTAATTGTGATACTTGAGAAATAAATGGAGAAAAATACTCAAAAGAGCCATCTAACTTCTGTCCAACAAATCCTATTGTGGAATATTCAGGTATTGATTGGTGAGTTCCAAAACCAACTGGCGCTAAGTTGTGTTGATATAATTTTTTCAACTTAGTCGATACCGTAAATGTTTTATATTCGTTCAAACCACCAGAATAAAATCTACCAAAAATTTTTACATTGTTTGAGGAATCAATCCACGCACTAAATGTTCTAGTGGCAATTAAATCTTTTACTGGTGAGATTGGTGTTGTTGTTGGTATTGGAGAATCTACTTGATTAGAAAATCTGGACAAATATTCGGGGGAAGAATAATACTTAGGAATATTATTCCCATTTAGTATTGCAAAATAACCCTCAACCCATTTTTCTGGTTCTGGTGTTTCATTATTAAAGGAAAGACTACCGGGACATATTTTATTAACATTAGAGAATTCTGATATTGCAAATTCTGTTATCTCTGGGAATGTAGAATAATATTGAGTTCCTAGTATGGAAATGCTCAAATCTAGTGGATTTGAAAAGTTTTTCAAAGACACAACATATTGATTAACATCTTCAAAGTAATATCCGTTATAGAGTGATTGTAATAATATGTCGCTAAATCGATATTTAAAATCACATCTAAACTGACCAC